AAGATAGTTTCCAACCAAAAATCGGTTTCAAAACTAGATATGGTATGGTTGCTAATCCTTTCGCAACAACTAATGGTGCTGGTGCAATTGACTTAACGTCTCCTGCAGCTGGTGACCAAAACGTTTATTACAGACGTGTTAAAGTTTCTAACATTATGTAATATTGGTTGATACCGATTACGAAAAAGGGCGCTTCGGCGCCCTTTTTTTTGTTCTAAAAAACATTATAAATAGTAGTATGACAGATACAAATATAATCGACAGACAACCTACTAAATTTGACTATGCAAGTCCAATACAGTTTAGATTCAAGATGACTAAACTGCCAAAGGTAGAATTCTTTGTACAGACGGCAAACATACCTGGCATATCTTTAGGTTCAACAACACAAGATACACCTCTAAAAGATATTGCTGGTGCTGGCGACAAAGTAAACTATCAATCTTTAGACATATCTTTTCTAGTTGATGAGAATCTAAACAACTATAAAGAATTACATGACTGGATTTTAGGTTTAGGATTTCCACAGAGTCACGATCAATTTAAAACATTACAAGGTACAAGTGCTGATAGATTTCCTGGCACAACTGCAAGTACGGCTGCAACAGGAACATCTATTAAACAACCACTTGATGAGGGTGGAATATATTCAGACGCTACACTTACAGTTTTAAATAGTAAGAACATCGCCAAGACAGAGATAAGATTTCAAAATGTTTATCCCATATCTCTAGGTTCGTTATCTTATGATATCAAGGCAAGTGATGTCGATTATCTACAAGTGAGCGCTAGTTTTAATTATATGTATTATGATATTGTACAGATATCTACTTCATAATACAAAACAATATAGGATGATTTTTGATGAAGACTTTAACATGGATAGATACGGCCGTCTGCCTAGGTAATGGGCAATCAAGACAAGGTCTAGATTTAGCAAAGATGAAAGACTATGCAACTGTAATAGGTTGTAATGCAATCTATCGAGATTTCACACCAGATATATTAGTAGCATTAGATTCGAGAATGGCACATGAGATATATCGTAAGGCATATCTTAAAAATATGAAAGTGTATCTAGGATATTGGACACCTGTGCCAGTGTTTGTTGCAAAAGAAATGATGAAAACTATGGCAGATAAAACTGATATAGTTTGGAATGATAGTGATGAGGTTGTTTATCATGGTGCCGATGGTGTGTTCACACTTACAAAAGGGCACAATCTAGGTATAACTTATATTACAGGAGTTTCAAAGACAGACGAGATAATAGATATTGAACCAGATGTAGATGGTTTTGCTTACGCCACAGGTAGTCGATCTGTACATCTTGCCTGTGAGTTAAGTGCCAAAGAAGTTTACATAGTGGGACATGATCTATATTCTGATACAGATAAGGTCAATAACATATATGCTGGTACAGATAGTTATGCCGATAAAGACGCATTGGCAGCCAGACCTAACAATCCAGATGAAACATTTAACTGGATACTACAACACAAGAATACATTTGATAAGTTTCCTAACGTACAATTCTATAAGGTAAATAAAGGTGCCGAAGCAAAAACGGATATGCCAATAAAAGAATGGTCAAATTGTGCTAATCTAAAATACATTACTCAAAAAGAAATGGCTCAAAGGCTTTACAATTAGCGGAAAAGGTGATATAATATTGATATGACATTAGAAGAATTACAACAATCAGTCAACAAAGACTTTAAATTAGATGATACTGAATTAGATACTGAATCAGTAAACATACCTTTATTACATAACAAATATTTAATACACTTTAATAAGTTTTCTTTATTATTAAAAAAGTCAGAATACGATCATAAAAGTATGATAAGAGATAAGTGGGAATACTATACAGGTAAGGCAGACCCTAGTGTGTATAAAGAGAAACCTTTTGATATAAAAGTTTTAAAAGCAGATGTACATATCTATATGGATTCTGATCCTGATTTACAAAAGGCAGATCAAAAGGTTGCATATCTAAATCAAATAGTAAAATATCTTGAGCAGGTATTAAGAAGTGTAAACAATAGAACATTCTTAATTAAAAATGCTATCGAATGGAAAAAGTTTACTAGTGGTGCAATATAGTGGATCATCAAAAGGTATTTCCTACACACATATTTGTAAAAGATAATTTTTTAGCACCTCAAAGAGTAAATGTTATGCAAGAGGAGATGAGAATATTATATGAGAAAAGAAAACATAATAACAATTGGCAGACAGGTCCTGATCTAGATAAGTCACAACCTTTCTCATGGTTCGCACAAGACATAGGTAAATCTGCCTTCGATATATTTGATAAATTAAATTATGATGTAAAAGACATTGAGATAACTGGTATGTGGGGTAATGTGTTAAGACCTGGCGAGGCACATCAATCCCATACACACTCTAACAATTTTTTAAGTGGCGTTTATTATTTAAACTCCGATGCTGAAACTGGTATAATTTTTTCAGACCCAAGACCAGCGGCAGATGTACTAGTACCAAGAAAGAAAACAAAGACTAACGAAAATTCAAACTTACTATCCTATAATTCAAAACAAAACAGACTAATAATATTTCCTTCATGGTTAGTTCATTGGGTCCCCATAAACAAGTCTAAAAGAGATCGTATAAGTATTTCTTTTAATATACAAATAAAAGGGCAAGTAGGTGAACAACACGAATTTCAATCGGCAAAATACTAATCTTCTAATCATAGAAAAGAAAAACGAGGTTTACATTACGATAGAATGTGAGCCAGATGCTCAAAGAGAGATATCTGAATTTTTTACTTTCTATGTGCCAGGATATAAATTCATGCCAGCATTTCGTAATCGTATGTGGGATGGCAAGATAAGATTGTTCTCACAAAAGACAAAAGAGATATACTTTGGCCTATATCCATACATTAAAGCATTTGCCGAAGAACGAGGATACAATATAGTGACAGGCAAAGATGTAGATATAGATAACAAGGTCGATAAAGAAGTTGTCACTAAATTTTCTAATAGTCTAGGCCAAAAGTTTGAGGCGAGAGATTATCAGATAGACGCAATATTTCATAGTTTAAAACGCAATAGGGCCCTCCTGGTGAGTCCTACGGCGTCTGGTAAGTCATTCATCATATATTCGTTAATTCGTTATTATTCGCACCTAATTAAGAATGAAACTAATAATAGAACATTATTGATAGTACCGACCACATCTCTAGTAGAACAAATGTACAAAGACTTTAGCGATTACGGTTGGAATGTAAAGAAATATTGTCATAGATTATATAGTGGATATTCTAATCAGACAGATAAGAAAGTATTGATATCTACATGGCAGAGTCTATACAAGTTGCCAAAAGAATATTTTAAACAGTTTGGTTGTGTGTTTGGCGATGAGGCACATCTATTTAAATCTAAATCATTAACAGAGATAATGACTAAACTAGTTGACTGCAAATATCGTATAGGTCTTACAGGTACACTAGACGGCACCCATACACATAAGTTAGTGTTAGAGGGATTGTTTGGCGCCGTAAATAAAGTGACATCTACTAAAAAACTTATGGATAAGAAACAGTTAAGTAATTTGGCTGTGAGATGTTTAATATTAAAACATAGTGAGGCAAACTGTAAGATGATTGCGAGTGGTAAATATCAAGATGAGATAGATTATCTAGTGTCAAGTAATGCTAGAAACAATTTTATAAAAAATTTAGCACTTAAAATAAAAGGTAACACTTTAATATTATTTCAACTAGTAGAAAAACATGGAAAGGGATTACATGAACTTATACGAAACAAAGCAGAAAACAGAGATGTCTTCTTCGTCTTCGGAGGAGTTGACGCCGAACAAAGAGAACAAGTCAGATCAATCACAGAAAAAAGCAATGATGCCATTATCGTTGCAAGTTATGGGACTTTCTCCACAGGCATTAATATACGGAACTTGCATAACATTATTTTTGCTAGTCCTTCTAAATCAAGGATAAGAAATCTACAATCTATTGGTAGAGGATTAAGATTAGGCGACAATAAAGTAAATGCGACACTATATGATATATCAGATGATCTAACGCACAAGTCTAAAGAAAATTATACACTTAAGCACTTTCAGGAAAGAATAAATATATACAACGAGGAAGAGTTTGATTACGAAATACATAATATCAACCTAAAGGATTAAAATGGAAAAAGATTATCGTATGGTAAGACTAACAGACGGAACTACTATTATGGGTAGTATCGTTGTTGATAAAGACTTCTTACGAATCACAAACGCATTAGAATTAAATACTGTAAAGAGATCAACTGAAATGGGTATGAAAGATGACTCTACTTTAGCACCTTGGTTGCCATTTACAGATGATAAAACGTTTGTAATCCCTAGAGATAAGATATTAGTAATTACACAGGCAGATCAACATATATCACATTACTATGAAGTAATACTAAAAAAAGTTCAACAAGACAAAGAAAAGGCAAAACCTACTTTGTCCGCTGAAGAAATGGAAAAGATATATAAGTTGGCAGATCAAATGGATAGATTAAGAGAAACCGAACCTAAAGAAAATTTACAATGGACGGAAGAAGATTTGATTGATTTATTCGGCAAGAAAACTATACATTAATATACAGCTATATAGCTGGTTCCCCAAGCGACTACATAGTCAGTATAACATAGATTTCGGAACTGTCAAGCAATTGAAAAAAATAATGTAACTGCTTTACATTTAGCTACAAAAATGATATAATGACTTTATAATCAAGAAAGAAAATTATGGAAAAAACAAAAGCAAAGTTGAAACCACACTACGTTGATAATAAGAAGTTTCTTCAAGCTATGGTTGAACACCGTCTTAAATGCCAAAAGGCAGAAGACAAGAAAAGAAAAAAACCAGAAGTAACTAATTATATTGGTGAGTGTTTTTTAAAGATCGCTAATCACTTATCTTACAGACCGAATTTTATAAACTATACTTATCGTGATGATATGATATCAGATGGTATAGAAAACTGCTTACAATACATGAGCAACTTTAATCCAGAGAAATCTAATAATCCATTTGCATATTTCACACAAATAATATACTATGCATTTATCAGAAGAATACAGAAAGAAAAGAAACAGCAAGATGTTAAGGCAAAACTAATTGCTAATTCTGGTAGTGAAATGATGTTAGATACTTTAGTTGGTGATGACGCTCAGTATAAAAGTCAGATGTTAGAGTTTTTACAAAAGAATGTAAAAGAAAGTGACCCAGCAGAACCTAAAAAAGTAAAGAAGAAGAAAAAATAGATAATGAAAATAGCGTTGTTGAATGATACTCACTTCGGTGTGAGAAACGATAGTATGATCTTTGATGACTTCTTACATAAGTTCTATGAGGAAGTATTTTTTCCTTATCTAGAAAAACATAATATCAAAACACTAATACATCTAGGTGATGTAGTCGATAGAAGAAAGTTTATCAATTTTAAAGTGGCAGATAACTTTAGAAAGAAATTTCTACAAAGATTATGGGATATGAAAATAGATACCCATATGTTAATCGGCAATCACGATATCTATTATAAAAATACAAATAGTGTTAATGCTTTACAACAGTTGTGTACTGCACCTGATGGTATCAATGAACCCTGGATATACGAAGAACCTAGAGTAGTTGACTTTGATGGTTTAAAAGTATTAATGTTACCTTGGATTAATCCAGAGAATAAACAACATTCTTTCGATATGTTGAATACGGCACAGGCAGATGTTTGTATGGCACATCTAGACCTAAATGGTTTCTATATGCACGAGAATATAACACAAACACATGGTTATGATAAGAGTATTGTAAAGAGATTTGAGAAGACAATCACAGGTCACTTTCATTCTAAAAGTGATGATGGTCAGATATTTTATCTAGGCGCCCAATATGAAATGACATGGTCAGACTATGGTCAACAGAAATACTTTCATGTATTTGATACAGAAACAAGAGAGATAGAGGCAATACCTAATCCCAATACAATCTTTGCAAAATTAATGTACAATGATACCGAAACAAACTATGATGACTTTGATATAAGTCCTTATCATAATAAATTTGTCAAGTTAATTGTAGTATCTAAAAAGAACAATGAGATGTTTGATAGATTGCTTGATAAATTATATAACAAGATAACGGTACACGAGTTAAAAATATTAGAAGATTACTCCGACCTCAATGCCAATCTAGTAAGTGATGATGTTGTCGAGGGCACGGAAGATACAATGTCATTAGTAAATAATTATGTAGATCAGTTACCAGTTGATTTAGATAAAGAAAAATTAAAAAATATGATTAAAGAAACCTTTATAGAGGCACAAGATACAGGTATAAAACGTGATAGTATTTAAAAGAGTAAGATATAAAAACTTTCTATCGACAGGTCAACAGTTCATAGAGATACAATTAGATAGATCATCAAAGACATTAGTTGTAGGTGAGAATGGCGCTGGTAAATCAACAATGTTAGACGCCTTATGTTTTGGTCTATTTCAGAGGGCATTTAGAAACATCAAGAAAGATCAGATGGTCAATAGTATCAACGAGAAAGATTGTGTCGTAGAGGTAGAGTTCACGATAGGTCAGAATGATTATAAAATTATAAGAGGTATCAAACCTAATATATTTGAGATATGGTGTAATGATGTGATGTTAAATCAAGACGCCGCCGTAAGAGATTATCAAAAACATCTAGAACAGACAATATTAAAATTAAACTTTAGATCATTTACACAGGTTGTAATACTAGGTAATGCCTCATTCGTACCTTTTATGCAATTGAGACCAGAGTATAGAAGACAGGTCGTAGAGGAAATATTAGACATAGAGATATTTTCTAAAATGAATTTCATATTTAAAGACAAGGTAAAAAATCAAGATGAGTTAATAAAACAAGCAGACTTTAATTGTCAATTGATTGATGGTAAGATTGAATCACAAAAGAAACACATAGAAGATATGAGTGGTAATAATCAACAATCCATCGATAAGAAAAAACTAGAGATACAAAAAGCAGAAACAGACATAGATAATTATCAATTAGATATAGATAAAGTAAATACCGAAAAGGCAGAGTTACAGAAACAGATACTAGATGAAAGTAAAATAAATAATAAGTATAGACAACTTCATAATCTAGAGGCAAAACTAGAGAACACCTGTAGCAAACACAAGAAAGATTTAGGTTTCTTTCAGACACATAACGATTGTCCTGTATGTCAACAAGCGATTGATGAGGCATACAAATCTACAATGATTAGTAAAAAGGCAGAGAAGATACAAGAGTTAGAGATTGCATTAGGTCAGATAGAAAAAGATATTACATCTACCGAAGATAGATTAGATATAATCAATAAGACCATGGTCACAATAAGAGAAAAAGAATTATTAGTTAATAGATATGAAACATCTATATCAGAGATCAAAAAATATATTACAAGTAAACAAAATGAAATAGATGAGTTGTCAGATGATAAGTTTACGACAGGTGTTGCCACTGGTCAACTCACACAACTACAAGAACAATTTGGTGACGCCGAAGTAGTTAAACAAAAGTATAGAGAAGAAAAAACATATCTAGATACCGCTAGATATCTCATGCAAGATACAGGTATCAAGACAAAGATCATCAAACAATATCTGCCGATAATGAATCAGTTTATCAATAAGAATTTAGCAGACATGGATTTTTTTGTTAATTTTACTCTCAATGAGGAATTCAAAGAAACAATTAAATCTAGACACCGTGACGAGTTTAACTATCATTCTTTTAGTGAGGGTGAGAAGTTGAGAATAGACTTGTCAATATTATTTACTTGGCGAGAGATTGCTAAACTTAAAAATTCTATGAACACAAATTTATTAATACTAGATGAGATATTTGATAGTTCACTAGATAGTTCAGGCACAGATGAATTTATGAGAATACTAACAAACAAACTAGCAAAAGAAAATGTTTTTGTTATCTCACACAAAGGTGATACCTTATTAGATAAGTTCCCTAGTATATTAAAATTTGAGAAATACAAAAACTTTACAAGGATGGCATAATGGCAGAGAAACTAACACCAGAAAAGATAGAAGAAATCGCTAAGAATTTTGAGAAGATACAAGAAGGTAAACTTCCTATAATTAAAGGTGATAAAGAAGAGGTTACAGCAAAGATAGACCCTAAAATATTACAAGCAAAGAAAAAAGAAAAAAGAGTATTGCCTCTAATAAAACCTAACGATCCTAGATTGTTAATGCAAATAGCACCTTTTATAGATGATACTTTAAAAGAGTTTGATTTTAAAGACAGACTTGATCTATCAAAAGTAATGTATGATACAATGGTTAAGTATGGTGGTCTTGGTCTTTCTGCTAATCAAGTTGGTTTGCCATATCGTATGTTTATCATGGGTGGTCATCCAGAGATAGAAGATGGTAAAGTAAGATCAGTATTTAATCCTCTAATCAATGATGTAAGTAAAGAAACAATAAATTTCAAAGAAGGTTGTCTATCTTTTCCTTTTCTATTCTTAACTATCAATAGACCTAAATGGTGTTCAGTAAAATATACAGATCAACATGGTAAAGAGATAGAAGAAACACTACACGGAATGTCAGCGAGGGTATTTCAACATGAAAACGAACATATGAACGGTTATGTATTTACTGATCTAGTAAGTAAGTTTAAACTAGAACGTGCCCAAAAGACGAGAGCGAAAATGTTAAAAGATTATGCGAGAGGTGGTGCGATACGATAATGCCGATACCAAAGAAACAATATAAAGAATTAAAGGCATACTATGACTTTCAAAGAAAGGTATCATACAATAAAGAGAAGTTAAGAGCGGCAGTAGAAGTTATGTTAGAACAACCTGATGTACTCTTTGATGATATATGGAGTAAGATGAAAGAAGATGAAATGCAAGAGGCACCAAAAGATTGGATACCTAAAGATGATAAATTAAAAATAGAAGGAGAGGAATAATGTACGATTACGATCCAGATCAGAAACCTAAAACATCAAAAGAAGATCGTGACCTAATGATGAAAAAGTTTTTAGAAAAAGGCGGTAAAGTTCAAAAACTAGAAGCAGGATATCCTATCAATGTAGGTAGCCTTGACAAGAGTAGAAAACCAAGATATACTAGAGAAGAAATAAAAGAAGGTAAAAAAAGTGCTGCCCCTATGCCAGATTACAATTCAGATAAACCAGGACAAGTTCCTTGTGGTGACAGACCACCTCGTTGGGAATATCAACCACCTAACAAACTAGCAGGCAAATGACACCATACGAATTTCCTAAACTAATTATAGAAGAACACGAAGGATTCCATGTAGTTCGTGATGATCTATTAGAAGGCGGATCAAAGAGAAGATTCGTTGATAGAATGATGAGAGATGAGATCGAAAACGGCATTGAAGAATTTGTATATGGCGGTTGTCCTGCAAACGGATATGCTCAACTATCATTGACATTGCAGGCAAATGCTTATGGCAAGAAGGCAATATTTTTTATGGCCCAGCGCTCTATGCAGAACCTACACCCATATCAACAACAGGCATTAGACTATGGTGCTGACATTCGTTGGGTGCCAAACGGCATGCTACAAGTCACAAAGGCGAGAGCAAGAGAATATGCCAATCAGGATCCTAAAAAAAGAATACTATTACCACTAGGGTTAGAACACCCTAAAGTACTTGAAGATATACGAGAGCTTGCAAAAGACATTGAAATAGTGTATAATATTAATATAAGTGAAATTTGGTCAGTAGGATCAAGTGGCACATTAACAAGAGGATTGCAAATGGCATTTCCTAATAAAGATGTTAATGTAGTGTCAGTTGGTCACAAAATGAAAGAAGGTGTAGGTCGTGCTAAGTTATATCTATCAAAGTATAAGTTCACACAAGAAGTCAAAGAAGAAGACAAACCACCTTTTCCATCTGTGCCTACTTATGACGCCAAGGCGTGGCCAGTAATGAGAGAGTATGCTAAAAAAGGAAGTTTGTTTTGGAACGTAGGAAAATAACAATTGCAAGATTAAGAAGTGGTGTAAACTATAAGAAACCACTAGATCATAT